GCAAGACCATGCTTGATGCTGCCTCGAATGTCGGTGGTCAAATTGTTGATCGCGCTCATAAGAATGTAGAAGACGCGTCTAGTGGTAAGCTAGAAGGTCTCGGCGGTGGCGGAGTCGGCGGTGGGCGCGGCGGCGGTGGAGGCGGTGGCGGTGGTGGAGGCGGAAGTAAGAAAGACTTCGCTTCTGAACTCGCTGAACTGCAACAGAAAATCGATCTGGAGAAACAGTACGGTATCCAGAAGGAGATCAACAACCAGATCCTGCAGATCGAGAAATCGATCAAGCAGGAACTGACTGCTGCCGAAAAAGATCAGGTCGCTGCGGCTGTCCAGGCTCTTGAAGTTGCGAAAGTTCAAGGGCAAATTCTGCAAGAGATCCACGGACCTCAAGAGCAGTTCATCATTGGGCAACAGGCACTGAACCAGTTGTTCCAACAGGGTGCGATCACGCTCGATATGTATAACACGAAGCTGAGGGAGCTTCAAATCAATGCTGACCGTGCGGCTGGCACGATTGGCGGAAGCTTCCGAGCAGCCATCGCGAGCAGTATCCAATCGGCAAGTCAGCTTGGTGATGCCCTCGGCAATTGGGTCGTTGGCGCTGCGAACAGCGCAGCCGACGCTATCGTTGAGTTTGCAAAGACTGGTGAATTCAATGTTCGTCAGTTCTTTAACGACTTGTTCGCTCAGCTTCTCAAGCTCGCAGCGCAGCAGATCCTCCTTCGTCTCTTGGGCGGCGTGTTCGGTATCCCTGTCGGTGGCTTCAGTCAAGGTGGTTCCGTTCTCCCCGGCTTCGCTGGTGGTGCGACTATTCTACCGCATGGTCCGGGTTCGACTGATAGCCAAGTGGTCGCGTTCAAGAAGCGTCCTGATGAGCGTGTCGATATCCTTACACCCGGACAGCAACAGCGTCAGAAGGAACAGATGAAGAGTGGTGACGGAACCTCTGGCGGATCTGCAAGTGTGCAGGTCAACCCGAAGATCGTCAACGTGCTTGATCCCGGCATCGTCGGTCAATTCCTCAACACTCCTGAGGGTGAAGCAGTTATCGTTAACACGATCCAGAAAACTGGCATCCTCGACAGGGGTCGTTACTGATGGTTCTTATCTCGAAAGGCGCAACGTGGGAGTATCAGCTTGCGGCGAATACCGTACCGGCTGATCCTTCCCTCGAGACCGTGCCTGTCTCTGGCTGGTCGAGCGGACCCGGTCCATTTGGGGAAGGTGGGTTCACGATCAATGATGTTCCACCTGCAACCACATGGACAAGAACGAATGGTCTCTGGATCAGACGTTACGTTGATCTCTCAGGGCTTGCAGAGGTTCTCATCACTGGACGAATTGAACAGGCTCTCTATCTCTATTGGGATGGTGCCTATGTCGGTACTGTGAACCCAGCGAATGCAGGAAGGACCGACGTTCCTGAATATCGTATCATGATCCCGCTCGATCTTGCTACTTCGGGAACTCACGAGATCGCCTTGCTTTGTCTGGACGATAACAACGCGACTGGTCTTTCATACATTTCAGTTGAAGCGGACTATCTTCCTGTTGTGTTTCCTCTCCAGCCACAGGCTCCAATTACTGAGACGCTCGAATGGCTGACTGACTTGAATATCTCGAAAGATGGCAACGAAGAACGCATCAAGGTTGCTGTTTCTCCGAGACAGAAATTCAAGATGAATTTCCCCGCGCCTCCGGAAAAGAAACGGCTCGGCCACAATATTCTGTGGGGAGATCTCTCCAACAAATTCATGATCCCTGTCTGGACGCAGCCGACTATTCTCGGTGCAGTCACAGCCGGAGCGAATACGATTGCTTTCGATACCACGAAGTCTGAGTATCGTGGACCCGGTCTCGCAATCTTGTGGCAGAGTTTCGACAACTGGCAAGTCATTGGGGTCGAAAGCGTTGCGTCTGGTTCTTTGACCTTGAACACGCTGACCAAGGCTTTCTCGAAAGCGTGGATCATGCCGCTTCGCTATGGGTTCATCCCAGATGGAGTGAGCAAGAAACTTGATGGATATAAAGCCGAATTCGAGCTTGAGATCAAGATCCTCGATAACAAGGAACTCACTGTCTCTGCTCCGACCCAATACAAATCCGATGATCTCTACACTGAGGCTGGACTACTGGAAGGTGATGGGACGAATGACGACATGATCTCGAATATCGATGTCTTTGATCCCGGCATCGGTTTGGTCGAATTCTATAGAACTTGGTTGAATACTCGTATCGGCAGAACTCATCGTGTTCTGAACGAGGATCTGTCATCCGCTTGGGCTCTTCGTCAATTCCTTCATCGTCGTGCTGGTCGTTATCGTCAGTTCTGGCAACCCTCGTTTGAACAAGATCTGAAAGTCAAGAACTCTGGAACCATCACGACAACCATGTCTGTTGATCGTGACGGATATCTTCGTTCTTGTCAAAACAGAACCCATATCGCAGTGGAAGCTGCCGGTGTCTGGTACATGAGGGAAATCCTTTCTGCGGCAATTGTTGACGCCGACACGATGTCGTTGACGCTTGACACTACTTTGGGTATTGTCGCGAGCACCATTGACCGTGTATCTTGGCTTGGCAAGATGCGTCTTGACACTGACTCTGTTGAGATCCGTCACTCCACTGGCGGTGTCAGCACAAGCAGCTTTAGGATTGTTGAGATCGAACCATGATCACGATAGACCTCTTTCGCATAGTCTCTGGTTCTGATGTCTGGACTCTCACGAGTGCAGACCAGGAACAGTCGTACAATGCTGGAAGCGGAACCGAGATCTACGATCCTGTCGCTATTCAAAGAAGCGAAGTCGTTCAGAAGAACGAAATCTCCAAAGCCTCGCTGACCCTCGATATTCCGATTGATCACGAGCTTGCAGTGATCATTCTGACCTCGTATACCGAACAGATTATCACGATGTCTGTCTTCACCAATCGTGATGGTACTGTGTCAACGTCCTGGAAAGGTCGGCTCTCGAGCTATCAACCGTCAGACTCTTACCTGACGCTCACGTTCGAGTCTATCTTCACCAGCTTGCGCAGACCCGGTCTTCGAGCAACGTTCCAGAAGAACTGCCGACATGCTCTGTACGGAAGAGGATGCACTCTCGTCCCGTCCAGCTTTGGAGTTGTGGCAACCCTGAACGGTATAACCGGCAACACACTGACAGTCCCTGAGGCCGCGCTACAGGCTGACGGATACTATCTCAGCGGCATGGTGGCCGCGCCTGATGGTGCCTACTCCTACATCATCAGCCATGTTGGTGATCAGCTTGTTCTCCAACGAATGAGCTCTTCTCTTGCATCTGCGTTCGCAGCAAGCGGACCCGGCCTTGCAATCTCTATCTTCCCAGGCTGTGATCACAGTCGGGCTACCTGCAATTCGAAATTTTCGAACTTGTTGAATTATGGTGGGTTTGACTGGATCCCTGATAACAACCCAATGGGAGGGAGCTCGATCGTATAATGTGGTGGTATGTCGCTCTCTTCATCGTTTCTTATGCTGTCGTTTACGCGACACGTCCAAAAATCCAGCCACAGAAACCGGCTGGTATCGATGAATTTCAAGTTCCAACAGCCGAAGCCGGCCGAGAGATCCCTGTTCTCTTTGGAACAAAGGATCTTAACGGTCCTAACGTTGTCTGGTACGGTGATCTCAGAACTTCTGCCATCAAGAAGAAAGGTGGCAAGAAATGAGTGATGATGTAATCGTTACGATAGCACACGTTCGAAAAGCGAAAATGTGTAGTCGTGGTTCCAGAGCTTTCTGTGAACGCCACAACATCGATTGGAACAAATTTCTCAAAGAAGGAATTCTGGCATCTGAGCTTCTGAAGACTGGTGATGCAATGATCGAAGATCTTGTGGAGGTCGCTCGTGGGGGGATCTAAGAAACAAACAGTCGGCTACCGATACTATCTCGGTATGCATATGATCCTGTGTCACGGGCCGATTGATAAGATAAACCGGATCATGGTCGAAGATCGTATCGCTTGGGAAGGCGAGGAAACTGGTGGGACTATCAGCATCAACAATCCGAGCTTGTTCGGTGGTGATGAACGTGAAGGTGGTATCTCTGGTCTTGTCGATATCGAGATGGGAGCTTCCACGCAGGGACAGAACAGCTATCTTCTCAGCCAGCTTGGTTCTCTCATTCCGGCTTTTCGCGGTGTTGTTGGAGCAGTCCTGAACCGTCCCTATTTGGGCGTCAACCCGTATCTCAAGAAATGGTCTTTCAACGGAACTCGTATCCATAAAACTACCGCAGGGGCGACCCAATGGTATGACGAGAAAGCTTCCCTGGGATTTTCTGGATCAGAAGCACCGAATCGGCCTCTTGTTGTAAAACTAGAATGCTCTTCAGATCCTACAAGTACATTGTGTACTTGTGATTTTCTTGGTGAAAAAACAATAACTTACAGTGGTGTCTCAGGACCTAAGAGTATTAGAGTTAGAGGAATTCTTGAAAAGAATTTAATGACGTTTGCTCCAGGATCAGTAACTTTAGATTCTGATGCGAATATGAAAGTTGTAAAAGGTGTGCTTTCAACAAGCGAGCCTCTTGTAAACATATACTCCATAGAAGTTTCAAACCCAAGTGCTATCTACTACATAAATGCAGCGCATTCTGCATTTGATTTTACTGTATGGCCAGTAGATTTTACGTTTAATATTGAGATCAATAATGGTGCCACTGTAAAAATTAGTTACAACTCGATTGACTCGGGTCAGGCTTCTAATAAATTCAACAAAACTGTTTCTGATGGTACTAATCTTTTTGTTAATCAACCGTTTCCTGGTCAATTCTTTCAAATTGATGGCTTTAGATATTCTGAAGATATGAACCCCGCTCATATCATTAGAGAGTGTCTTGTCGATCCCGATTGGGGCATGGGGTATCAAACATCTGATATCGACGATACATCTTTCATGGCTGCTGCTGACACGCTTTCCACTGAAGGTCTTGGGATCTCCATCCTTTGGGACAAGTCGATGACTATCGACGAATTCGTTAAAGAAATTGTTCGTCACATTGATGCTGCTCTCTACGTGTCAAGAACTACCGGAAAGTTCGTTCTCAAGCTGATCCGTAATGACTATAATGTCAACACGTTGATAATCCTCGACGAGAGCAATATCTCTAGTATCTCAAATCCTTCGAAGCCTACTTTTGGTGAATTGTCCAACAGTGTTACTGTCAAATTCTGGAATTGTGTGACCGGGAACGACGATAGCATCAATGTCACTGACACTGCTCTTGCACAGATGCAGGGTCAAGTGATCGATGCGCCTATCCAGTATCCAGGCTTCTCACACAAGCGGAATGCAACAATCGCTGCCCAAAGGGACCTGAGGTCTCTGTCTTCGACGTTCCTTTCTTGCACAATTTACACCGATCAGACGGCCAAAGATCTTAACGTCGGTGACGTGTTCAAGTTTTCTTGGGCGAAGTGGAAAATCACCGATATGGTGATGCGAGTTACCGAAATCGCTTTCGGCGATGGAAAGACCAATCGTATTCGCATCTCGTGTTCAGAAGATGTTTTCACCACATCGCTTACTCAGGTGATCGTTGACTCTGAGACCGAATGGGTGAACCCCTCTCAGCCTCCGAGCACTGTCCCTGCCCAGATGGCAACAGAGATCCCGTATCTGGAGATCGTTCAGAACCTCGGTCAAACACAGATCGACACCACTCTCGGAACGAACCCTGAGATTGGCTATGTTCTCGCTGCTGCCGCTCGTCCTAGTAGCGCGATTAATGGTCGTATCTGGACAGACGATGGCACGGGGTACGAGGATGCCAATGCCTTGGACTTCTGTCCTTATGGTACGCTCCAGAGCGATATCGTTCAGACTACAACGAGCCTGACGCTTGACAATGCTGCTGATCTTGATGAAGTCTCGGTTGGCAGCTATGTTCAGATCGGTACTGATCCTGATATGATGGAACTGTGTCGAGTTGATACTGTCGATGCAGTGAACTCGATTATCACTGTCGGTCGCGGTTGCCTTGACACTACTCCGAAAGCGCATCTCTCGGGAACTGAGCTGTTCTTCTGGGACTTCTACAATGGTTACGATACGGTTGAATATGTTCTCGGCGAGTCCATCGATGTGAAGGTCACTGCCACCACAGGGCAGGGAACTCTCGATGTATCTGCTGCATCACCGATGACAGTTAATCTCAATCAGCGAGCCTATCGTCCGTATCCTCCTGGAAAATTCCAAATCAATGGATTGTACTACCCAATCGGTCCACTTGATGGAACTCTCACGCTGACGTGGACTGGACGTGATCGTCTCCAGCAGACTTCTGGAACGATCTACGATCATACAGCGAATACCATTGGTCCAGAAGCAGGAACGACATATCGTGTTCAGGGCTATGTGAATGATGTTCTCGTTCATACGGAAGAGCCTGCCGTGTCTGGTACTACTTGGGCTCCAACATACGGAACTGTAAGAATTGAAATTCATTCTAAAAGAGATGGTATCTATTCTCTTCAACCAGCTATGTGTGAATTTGAATATTCTTCAGCTTCTATAAGAACTCTCGAAACAGATAGCGACACTCGTATCACTGAAACTGGTGATATTCGTGTAACGGAGGACTAAAATGGCACTCAAGCGCATCACGGACCTTACAGCCGCAGGTTCAATCAGTGGAAACGAGTTGGTAGAGGTCTCGCAGCTTTCTGCGACAGTTGTGAAGACTGGCACCACGCTGAGCGCCCTCGCTTCCGACAACAGCTACAACGATTCGGCCAACGGGTTCGTTACGGCAGGGTTCGTAATCGGTGACCGGGTCAACGTGACAGGGTTCACTGGCAGCGCTGCCAACAACATCCTCGTCGGGGTGATCACTGCGCTCACGGCTGGCAAGATGACCATCGGTGGCACCGACGGCGACGTCATTGTTGATGATGCGGCCGGTGAGACAGTGACAATCACCAAGTGGACCAGCAAGCGCACCAGCGTGGCGGCAATGGTGTCCGCAGGTTCAGGGGACGCAATCGACAGGATTACGGTGTCGGGCACGACCCTGACGCTCACTGACGCGCACCTCGTCGGGAACGTTGAACTGCTCTGCACAAACGCGGCAGGTTGTGTCATCACCATCCCGACCGGCCTGCTTGGCACCGAACCGTGCCTCGTGTCGCAAGATGGGGCGGCGCAGGTGACGATCGCTGCCTCGGGAACTACGCTGCACAGCGCGGAGGGCAAGCTGAAGACGCGGGTGCGCTACTCCACTCTCGCAATTGACCCGCGCGGGTCCGACACGTTCAACATCTTCGGGGACATCACGACATGAGCATTGCCCACCTTCTTGGTACAGTTGCATCTTCGATCGTGATATCTGGTGGGGGTGGTCCATCAGATTCCTACTGGAACAATGTCACAGCGCGTTATACGTTTGATTCAGACTTGACAGATTCAGCGATTGACAACTTCGGCCGCACGGGAGGAGCAACTCACAGTGGCACGACAATTGACACGACAATCTCTAAGTTCGGAGGAGCGTCGTTGTCAGCAAACCCCACCGGGACTTCTACTCAAAAAGCAAGTGTCAACCTTCCGACACCTTCATTCTTCTTTGGGACAGACGATTTCACGGTAGAACTCTGGATCAGAACGTTGTCTGTCAGTGGAGCCTGGAGACCAGCGATCGGTGATTGGGTCAGTACCATCAATGGTTCATGGACTCTACAAGTAAGAACGTCTGGCACTCTGGAACTATATGTTGAAGGTTCCGCTAGTAGCCCTCTACTAGCGGGTGCAGCAGTCCCAGCAACGACGTGGCAGCACATTGCCTTGACCCGGCAGGGCACGACTCTGCGCCTGTTCCAGGACGGCGTTCAGACAGCGACTACAACCATCTCGTCCTCACAGTCGATCGGCAACAATTGCTTTGCTATGACTAGTAAGCAAGCATGGCTCGCCGGGAATAACGGTGGAGTGTTCGTGGGAAATATAGACGACGTGCGAATCACACGCGGACTCTCCCGTTACAACACTGACTTCACGCCACCAGCTACTGCCCATCCAGTTACGGGAACTGTTGGAGGCTGGGCAACACCATCGTCCCCTACGTCGTTCAATGCTTGGACGAACATCCACCCGGTCGCTGGCTGGGGGACAATCAAACGAAATCCTTCCTATAGCGGTCCAGCGTTGCGCGTTGGGGACAATGGATCTGCCGCCGAAGTGGATGTGAATTTCGATGCAAACGGCTATGTGACCGGGGATCTCCCATACGGTGTGAACACCAGAGTGGTAAAAGTTTATGACCAGTGGGGTTCAGATGACTTGACGTGTCTCAAGTCGGCGGCAATCAGGTTGATTCGAGACGGCAATCGCTATAAAACCTGGAGAATGATGTCCTTCGAGGCAGGTTCTGACAAGTTGAAAAGCACCAAATTGTCAACCGGCGCGAGTGTAGGTGCATGGGTTATTCAGAACATGGTGTGGGCGATTGGCTGCAATCGCTGGTTCGACGATACTTTGCGCTGCCTCTGGGGTCTTCCGGGTGGGTCTTACATGAGTATCGGTGTATGGGCAGAAAACACGCACTGGCACTGGCGAGTAAATAGTTCCTCCGGACAGACTTGGCCAAACACAGAGATGAACGGAAACTATGACAAGTGTGGAGGAGATCATTGGGAGCGTCTGATCGGCGATCTATCCCAAAACAATACCACTGCTTATGCCTATCATAACAACACTCTGCAACTCTCGACAGCATACACCTATCCGATTTCCTGGCCGAGCACTGAACCACTGAAACTGTTCAACGGGACGACCCTAGACGCGCGCTTTTACGGAGCGGTAGCGGAACTGCATATCTTTTCCAGTTCCGGCGCGATGACCGGTACCGAACGCGGGCAGTTGGATACCGCTCTGGGAGAGTCGATTCGATAAGATCGATCACTGTTCACAATAAGAAAGAAATAGCTATGCTAGATGAAGCCCAAATAGAAATTCGCCTACGCAATCGCAGACAGATCGCGAAGTGGAGCTTTGCTCTCATGAGCCTTACTCTTCTTGGGCTGATCATCTTTACGCTGTTCAGCGACGAGAACGCTGCTCGTGTCGCAAATATTCAATGGCTCATTGGCACTGCCGGAGGTCTATGGTCCTCACTCACTCTCGGATACTATGTGTCCGCGAGCTATGAACAAGGACGGGCACAATGAGACTGCATAGGGACGTCCAGGAGCGCCGTTTGCCCTTGGCTGGTGGTAGGGTAGCCAAGCCCTGCCATATGCCGCCCCCTGCTGCGCCCTGTGGCGGCGCTGGCCGTGCTATGGTATGCTTGGCAGCAACAAACACGTCCACAGAGCTCGCAAAGAGGTAGTCCATGCTTGGTGGTATTGTCATAAAGCGTCTTTTGCCCTATGTTGCAGGAATTCTCTTGCTCATGGGAGCATTTCTTTATGCTCGCTACGATGCTTACAACGATGGCGTTGCGGCAACTGTGGTGAAGTATGAAGCTGCTATGCAGAAGGAACGTGAGCGCCTCCAGACAGCGAACGAACAAGCGCTCGAAGAAGCTCGTCAACGGGAAGAAGAGCTGAACAGACTGTTAAGAGAAAGAAATGAAAGAATTGGACAACTCCTTCGTGAGGCGGCTTCGGATCCTGATGCCAAGCGGCCTTCTATGTCTCTTGATGGGGTGCGGCGGCTCAATCAAATCCGTTGAGCCTCCTCAGCTTGCTGCCCCTCCGACGTCGCTGACCGTGGTCTGTGCAAGACCCGTTCAGCTTCCTGATCGCGTTCTTACGCAGGAAGAGATCGAATGGCTGTGGTCCGCAGATCGTTCAAACCTTATCACATGCGGTGAAATTCATCAGGCACTCAGGGACTACTATTCCTCCAGAGACGCCAAGATCATGGGGGAATTCTGATGCCGAGCAGCGATCAAAAAATCATCGACCTCGAACGTGAACTCGCTCAAGAAAAAGCAACGTCTGTTGAAACAAAGAAACATCTTGAGGAACTTGAGGAACGCTTCGACAAGTATGTCACTGATCAGAAAGAGCTTGAGAACCGCCGCCTCCGCACCGCTCTCATTTGGGCTGGTGGTGTGATCCTCGCTCTCGGAAGCTTCATCTTCTCTGAAGTGATCTGGCCCGTAATCAAAGCAGGGCGTCCATGACAATGTCTCGTCTCTATAACATCGCACAATTCATTATCCTTGTGATGGTGACCATCGTGATATTCACGGTTGGTCCTCGTGTGGAAACTCTTCTATTTCCAGTCATCACGCGGTTCGAAATTCCACCTGAGGCGATCTTCAAGCATCCAGACGGTTCCACTGAAATCTCTGGCATACTTATCAAAGCCAGAGGTAAATGTGAGCCTGTTCAGGGAAGCTTGACAGTTTTCACTGAAGAATTCAACAATGACATAACTCATCCGGCGAAAGAGATCAGAGTTGAATTCGAGCCGGGCGACAAGTGGAACATCAGACCGGCTGGCTCTCAGTATTTCGGACCGTGGCGACTTGTTCCTCCCGGTCCTCCTCTTGGGCCAGCCTTGGTGATCCGCATCAAGCACAAATGCCATCCCTTCTGGGAAACCGAAACTGTTCTCTATCAAGGGCTGACTGAGGACTTCTTCACGAATGTGCAAATCCATGGCGAAGAGCCGTGGGAGAAAGGAAACGCAGAATGAAAGCGAATTTTAAGCCCTGTACCGACTGGCTTCTCGTCCATGAGGGTGGTTATGTCAATCACCCGAAAGACCCCGGCGGAGCTACGAACAAGGGCGTGGTACAACGGACCTACGACGGCTATCGGTCTCGCAAGGGGCTGCCGACCCAATCTGTCAGCAATATCACGATGCAGGAAGTTCTCGACATCTACAAGTCACAATATTGGGACCGTATCTTCGGAGACGCTCTCCCCTCTGGGCTCGACTACGCGATGTACGACTATGCCGTGAACTCTGGCCCAAGCAGGGCTGTGAAGGATCTGCAGAAGCTTCTCGGCGTGAAGGTCGATGGCGTCATGGGTAACGTGACCCTCGGCGCAATCCAGTCCAAGAACGACATCGAAGGTCTCATCACTGACCTGTGCCTCAAACGCTGGAACTGGATGAAAACCCTCAAGACGTGGAGCACGTTCGGCAAGGGCTGGACCCGGCGCGTCATGGGTGATATCGTTGATGGCGTTCAGGCTGGCCATGATAGCGGCGTCATCGATCGCAGCGTATGGCTGTTCCAAGGCGTGAAGGAAATTCCAGCTCCGATGGAAGCCGCTCCTGGGAAAGCTGAGGAGGAGGATACGAAAGCAACAGTTCGTGCTGCCGAGTCCATCAATATGGACAACCTTGCGAAGATCGGTGGCGGTGTCGTACCGGGCGCGATTGCTTCCGCAAGCGCTCTCCCTGATGGTCCACTGCAATATGCGGCGGCTGCGATTGGGATCATCGCCGCGCTGGTGGTGGCCTATGTGGTGGTCAAGAAGCTGTCAAAGTGATGTCAGAACGCTAAAAGTGATGTCAGTCGTGTTTTTCTAAGCCTTTGGTAAGGCCCAACAAGAACTCAACTGACATCACCTGACGCTACATGCTGCACCTGCTTGCAGGTTACGCCCTTTTGGCCGTTTTACCGCAAGGCTGTTTTTAGTATAGTATGTACTGTTTGTATTGTCATTGAAGTATAAAGTATTGTAATTAAAGGCAAAAAGGGTGACATCACTTACTTCATCATTAACATCACCAGTGATGTCAGTGATGCCAGCTTGTCACTTGGGCGCATAAGTGGTAAAGTGGTCGTAGAAAAGGAGAAACCATGATAGATCTCAGTTCGTATGAGCATAATGTCGAGCCATTCTCGCATCAGCTCAAGCACCTGCAAGAGAACCTCACAAAGAAATCCTGGGGTCTCCTATGGGAGCAAGGAACCGCCAAGACGAAACCCATCGTCGACACCGCTGCAATCCTTTACAAAGAAGGTGAGATCGATGGCCTTCTTGTTGTTGCTCCTCCTGGAGTTGAGCGCAACTGGAATACAGACGAAATCCCGAAACACATGCCGTCTGATGTCGCTCTCGATACGCGGATCCAAGTGTTTCATACCGCGAAGAAAGCAACGCAGGCTCACAAGCGGGCGATGAACAGCCTGTTCACACACGATGGTCTTGCCGTCCTGCTCATAAGCTACAACGCTTTCATGACCAAAGAGGGCAAAGAGCTTGTCTGGAAATTCCTTCAGAAGCGGAAGACGCTTTACGTTCTCGACGAAGCCCACAACATCAAGACGCCGGGCGCGAAGCGGACGAAATCAATTCTCGCCTCAGGAAAGTATGCGAAGTATCGTCGCATCCTGACTGGCACACCTGTCGCCATTGGGCCGTTCGACCTCTATAGTCAGATCAAGTTTCTGGACGAATGGTTCTGGAAGAACAAGGGTATCCATGGTGCCATGGAGTTTCGTAACTTCTTCGGCGTTTGGTTCACCGCCGCTGACTGCCGTGCCCTTCATGGGTACGATCCCGGTTATGACA